TACCCCATGACGTCGGACATTCGTCTCGCCGTGAGCGTGATCCAGACGGTATTCGCACAAAACCACCGGGCCGCCGCGACGGCGGCGGACGACCACGCAAACACGCCGAATAACAAGAAAAGCCCCTCCCCCAGCGCAGAAGCTGAGAGAGGGGCATCCATTCTCCCGACGTTAGGAAAATGGTCAAATCAGGCCGCAAGTGAGAGCTTGGCTTTAAGCTCGCTCACGCCGATCAATGCGCCGACCAGCACGCTCAACGCGTTGAGCGTGGTCACGATCTGGTCGATATGCGGCAGACCCCAAGCGGGGCCGACCGCCTGCACGAACACGGCGACGGCCGGAAGGGCGATCAGCGCGACCCACTTGAGGATCTCGTATGCCTTGTCCGGCAGAAGATAGTCGAGCTCGGTCTTGGTGTCCTTGTCCATTACACACCTCCTTAAGTGTTGCATAAGACCGGCTCCACAACTTTTAGAATCGTGGAGCCGGGATCCGGTCAGCGGAGCCGCTGGCCGGGATAGATTGTGTACGGCGGGCGCAAGCCGTTGCGCTGCGCCGCCGCGTACCAGCCGGATCCGTAGATCTTCCACAGGCTCTCGCCTGCACTGACCACGTGAGTGGAGCCGTAGTAGGTCGTGGACGGAGCTGCAGTCGCGGAGACGGAGCCGTAGTAGGTGATCGTCTGGCCAACGTAGATCCGGTTGATGTTGCCGGAAGGCACGCGCCACGCGGAGGCCGGCTTGAGGCCGGTACGCTCGGCGATGGCCGACACGGTGTCGCCGGAACGAACCACGTACCGCCCACCGGTGGCGACCGTGCCCGTGCCGGTGCGACGGCACACGATCTCGCCAGCGTAGATGACGTTCGGATTACCCGAACGGTATCCCGTGTACTGGTTCCACGAACCGCCATTACGTGCCGCGATGCTGCTGAGCGTATCGCCGGAACGGACGGTAACGCACACGCTGCCGCAATTCACGGCGGCAGACGCGACGCCAGAACCGCCGAGACGCTGGTTCACAATCGCCATCACCGTGTCATACGCGCCGCCAAGAGCCTGACGACGCTCATTGCCGTTGCCGTACACGCCGCGAATGACCTTCGTGGCCATGTCGTTGTAATCCGGCGTGACAGTGACCTGCGGCCTGACCGGATCATGCCTCACTTCGGCATTCGTCTTGCCGCGATCACCGTTCGCGATTTTCTGCCATGCGTCACGCTCACCGAAGAACAGGTTCAGGTCCAGCGGGCCGACACCGTTCAGATAGCCGGTGGACGCATACTGCACCATGCCCTCGCCCTTGCTTCCGGCATTCCACGGAGTGGACTGCCAGCCGGTCGCGTTCATAGACGCGTACTGCGCCTTCCACAGCATGCAATGGGCGCGCACGTCGGACGGAATCTGATATACGGCGGAATCCTGCACGTACACGATCGGCCAGACCTTGGTACGCGAATACACCTGGTTGACCCACTGGCGCACCCAGTCGCCGTTGCCCCAAGCGGCGTTCCCGTTGGACTCCCAGTCCAACGCGAGCACGCACTGGCCCACATAACCGTTGAACTGGTTGAGATAATGGTTGACCTCGGCGGTGACGTTGCCACCGTCCGCGTAATGGTAGCCGCCGCAAGCCTTACCGGTCTGCCGCGTCCAATCGGTCTGGCTACGCCAAGACGGATTCACGTAGCCGCCACCCTCCGTGATCTTCACGATGGCTGCGTCAGCGTCCACCACGCGCGTCACGTCAGCGGACTGCCATCCACTCACGTCGATGACGTTCATATTCGCGCTGGCGACCGGCGCGACAGCGACGCACAGCACCGCAGCCAACGCGGTCAACGGCTTGCCGATATGCCGACGCAGACGCTTGTGCTTCGGCTTGCCTTTGTTGTTGAGGATGCCCACATCCTCTCCTTCCCGCCCCAAGTCAAGGGCAAATAGAAAAGCCATCCCGAAATGGGATGGCTTTGAAGTGTGAAAATCAATGCCTGTGCGCGCCATGATTGAACATGATGACGAGCGCGAGCAACAGCAGGTATATGCCGCCTGCAATCATGAGACGTGTTATTGCCGGTCCTCCAAATATTTTTCGGCGGCAGCAACTATCCAGCATTGCGCGTCCAATTTCTCAAGCTTCGTCAACTCGTAGCTGACGGCCTCACTGTGGTCGTGCGACTGGTCGCCGTAGATCAGGCTGATGATCGTGTTTTTGATGGTGTCCCGGCATAGTTCGTCCAAACGTCCGTCGAATTTCTCAGTACGCTCGCCGAGCTGTCGGGTCTTGGCGAAATGCTGGGAAAGTGGACTGTCGTATGGCAACCGTTCCGGCCGCACGTGCGAGTACAGTCCGGTGGCCAACGCGTCCAAAGCGCCCGGCCATATCCTGAGCAGCAGGGTGATGAGGGCGCACGCGCCGCCCACACCACCGAAACCGGCTAGAAAATTTTGCAGCACATTACATCTCCTTTATGGAAAACCCACACACCCGCGCGCCCCACAGCAACACGACGATGTGTGGGATTATTCAACAGAATTGGAAAGGAACCAATGCTTTTCGACATATTCGCAACCACCGTTTGGAAACCCTCGTGTGCGAAACTCCGCGAATGCACCAAAGTGGGCTACGAAAGCGCACTGAACTGCCATATCCTCCCGCAATGGAGCGGAATGGACATGGACGCGATCAGCGTGGCGGACATCGAATCATGGTTGGACTCCTTCGACAAGCCGGGAGCGGCACGCAAGGCCTACGCGGTGTTCCGTTCGATATTGAGACTCGCGTTCAAACGCGGCATGACGGACAATGACGTGACCAGACGCGAGATACGCCTGCCACGCCTACGACACTATGACCCGCAGGTACTGACCGCGCCGGAAGTACGCAGACTGTTGAAAGGCTTCTACGGGCATCCATTGGAAGCGTGGCTATTGGTGTCCGTATGCGCGGGACTGCGCCGCTGCGAGTCGGTCGGCCTGGAATGGACCGACTTGGATTTACGACGCGGCACCGTCACGGTGAAAAGGTCGGTGCAGTGGGTCGCGGGCCATGAGACCGTCACCGAACCGAAGACCGATCTGAGCCGACGTACCGTCGCATTACCACGGTTCGCGGTCAAACGCTTGGCGGAACTACGCCACGGCACGAAGACCGGCCGACTGGTCGGCAGTCTGAACGCGAACCAAGTGGCAAACCACTACCGCAGTTGGTGCAAGCGCATGAAACTCCCCTGCGTACCGCCACGCAACCTACGCCACACGTTCGGCACGCTGGCGATCAAGGCCGGAACCGACATCAGCGTGGTCGCACGACAGCTCGGGCATTCCGACATCCAAACCACCGCACGGTATTACCTCAAGCCCGATTTGAGCGTCCTCAAGGACATGCAGAAAGCTTGGCAGAAACTCATATTGACCAGCTGAATAGCTTTCCGTAACCCTTGAACGGCAGATCTGGCATGGGCCATACGGCATGACGGTACATCTCGCCAAAGTCGGCATGATGGCTTTCGCTTTTGGCAACACGTCCTTCACATCCAACATCAATTCCAACGGCCAGATCGTGAATGAGACGATGGACGCCGGTTTCCTGCCGGAGGATGAAGGCACGATACTGCTGGAAGGTGTGAACGAGCAGCATGGAGCCTTGTCCTTCGACTCTGACGGCAAGGTCGCGATCAGCGGCAGCATGAACAGCGGATATTATTTCCGCGTCTGCGGCTGCTGGCCGGTGAAATAGCATTCCGTATTCCGGTGCGGCATATACAAAGGGCCTACTGATGGTAACGGTTTTCTGCGTGTCGATAATCCATTCAAAGAGTCTGCTAACGTGTTCGCGTTCTGCGAATTGAGTCCGAATGGCATGGCAGACGCTACTGGCAAACTTTTCAACGCTTATGTTTGGGACATCGCAGCCGATAAAATCACATTTCGTATACGGCGTGAAGATGTGCATACATGGGTGGATGTGCAGCCGGTGAACATGCTATGGGTTGCAATCAAACAGTCGGCATAGCATTCCGTAACCCCGATTCGTTTCACGAAACTGACCTCCGACCCGGAATTCACAGTCAGTGGATGCGTTGTCAATGGCTTGGCGACCGTCTACTGCCAGTGGGTCAACAAAGGCCAATTCGGGAAGAAGGCGTGGGATGGTGTGCCTTTGGCAAGCATGGACGTGAATGCCAAGCTGGAGGGCTTCAGCGTTTTCATGGACAGTTTTCAGGGCAGTCAGATGCAGAATCGTTTTCTGTACATTGCGGGAAGCACGGTTTACTTCCGCACATCGTATGATGTGACCGTTCCCGCAAACACATGGCATGTCGGCAGCGTATCGTTCCCGGTCGCGACGGTTTAGGCCGTGATGTACGAGGCGGATGTGATGAAACCTTCTCCGTTCTGGCTGCCACCAAGATTCCTGTAGGTGAATTTGCCGTCCGGCAGTATGGTGAAATCTCGTTGGCTGCTACCGTCACGCCCACTGTACGCCCACCTCGTCGTAATCAATGGACGCCAGCCAGCCGGCAGGACGCCGAAATTGCCGGTATCCCATGATGCCGTGACGGCGCTCTTCCATTCCACGAGGATTTGCACCACATTCCCGGCTTTCACGCCCGTCACCTTGCCATACTGGCAGGTGATAAGCGTCTGGGTTACGGAATGCTATGCCGACTGTTTGATTGCAACCCATAGCATGTTCACCGGCTGCACAT